TGGGAAAAAAGTGTTCATAAAATAAAAGAAACATCTACAGGTGCTAATAAAGCAATTAAAAAAGACGATACTTTTAATCCACCAAAAGATAAAAGAACTCGGTTTGAAAAAGTAAAACAAACTAGAGAAGTAATTTATGAGGGTTGTTTAGTTTTAGGAACAGAGACTTTACTAAGTTGGAAAAAAGCTAGTAATATGATTCGGCCTTCATCTAACATTAATAAAGTAATGATGAATTACATTGTTAGTGCTCCTAGATTATATAAAGGAAATATTAATTCACTAGTGTCTAAAATGACCCCTTATGCTGATCTAGTTCAATTAACTCATTTAAAACTTCAACAAGCTATTCAAAGAATGACACCTTCAGGTGTTTATTTAGATGCAGATGGTTTAGCTGAAATTGATTTAGGTAATGGTACTAATTATAATCCTCAAGAAGCATTAAATATGTACTTCCAAACAGGATCTATTATAGGTAGATCTTTAACAATGGAAGGTGAAAGAAACAATGGTAATATTCCTATCCAAGAATTACCAGGTGGTGGTGGTCAACAAATTCAAGTATTAATTGGCGCATATAACCAATATATACAAATGATGAGAGATGTTACTGGATTAAACGAAGCTAGAGATGCTGCGGATCCAGATCAATATTCATTAGTAGGTGTGCAAAAATTAGCTGCCGCAAATAGCAATGTTGCAACAAGGCATATTTTACAATCAAGCATGTTTATAACTACTTGCTTAGCTGAAGCTATATCACTTAGGTTTAAAGATGTTTTAGAATATCACCCAACAAAAGAAATGTTTATAGATTCTATTGGGCAGTTTTCAGTAGGGTCTCTTCAGGAGCTACAAAATCTTAATTTGCATGATTTTGGTATTTTCTTAGAGCTAGCTCCTGATGAAAATGAAAAGCAGTTATTAGAAAATAATATACAAGTAGCACTTTCTAAAGATAGTATCCATTTAGAAGATGCTATTGATGTTAGAGAAGTAAAAAATACTAAATTAGCTAATCAATTATTAAAATTTAGAAGAGTAGCTAAACAAGAGGCAGATAGGCAACAAGCACAAGCAGCTTCTGCCGCTCAAGCTGAAGCACAAGGACAAGCCCAAATACAAATTGAAGAGGCTAAAGCCCAAGCAGAACAAATGAAAACTGAATCTAAAGTACAGTTATCTACAGCAGAAAATGAAATGGATATTAAAAAAATGGAAGTAGAAACACGTGCTAAAAAAGAATTAATGCAATATGAATTTAATTTAAATGTTCAATTAAAAGAACTAGAATTAAAATCTCAAATGGAACTTGCTGAAAGAAGCAATCAATCCATGCTACAACGGGAGTTAATCCGCGAAGACACAAAACTTAAAACAAGTGGTAAATTAAGTGGTGCTCCTAATACTGACAATCCAGTTAAAGATTTTGAATCAAAAGGTAATGATACCTTAGGAGGATTCGATATGGGTCGTTTTGAAGCCTCCTAAACATTTAAACAATTATTTTATTATATACAATTATGGAAGAACAAGAAGTAAAAGATGCTCCAAAAGTTGAAGTTAAAGACGCTGGAGAAATTAATCCTGATGTAACTACTCCTCAACAAAAAGAAGCAGCTGTATTAGAAAAAGCTGTGGATGAGGGAAAAGTTAATCCGGAATTTGGGTTACAAAAAGATGGTGTTTACAAAATTAATGTAGATAAACCACCCGTACCTAAAAAAGAGGCTAAATCAGAGCCTGTAAAAGAAGTTAAAGAAGAACCTAAATCTAAAGAAAATGCCATTCAGGAGCGAAAAACAGAGGAAATTTCTGTGGATGAATTACCCGGAGATAGCCAGAAGGTGGAGCAAAACGTACGGGAGCAAGATAGTAAAGAAGAAAAAGAAACCGTTGAAAAAAAGGAAGAAGTATTAGAGTCTTCAGATTCACCTTTAGAACTTATTACAGACGAGCCTAAAGAACAAATTAAGCAGGAGAAAAAAGAAACGCCTGTTAAAGAAGAAAAAATATTACAGGAAGAAAAACAACAAAAACTTCCTGAAGGAGTAGAAAAACTTGTACAGTTTATGGAAGAAACTGGAGGTAATCTTGATGACTATGCTAAACTTAATCGAGATTATTCTAAGTTAGACAATGTAAGCTTATTACAAGAATACTACGAATATACCAAACCGCATTTAGATAAAGAAGATATCAATTTTTTAATGGATAAAAACTTTGCCTATGATGCGGAGGCGGATGATCCGTCTGACATAAAAGCTAAGCAATTAGCTTTTAAAGAAGAAGTATTTAAGGCTCAAGAGCTACTACATACTGCAAAAGAAAAATATTACACTGATCTTAAGTTAAGAAAACAGAAAGATATTGATCCTAAGTATAAAGAAGCTTTAGAATTTTATAATACCTCTAAGCAATATGAAGAGCAAGCTAATACTGCACAGGAAGCTTTTATAAAGCAAACAAATACTGTTTTTAACGAAGAATTCAAAGGTTTTGATTTTAAGGTAGGAGAAAACAAATATAGATTTAAAGTAGACAACCCTGGCAAGCTTAAAGAATTTCAATCAGATATTTCAAATTTTTTAAATCATTATACTAGTGATGATGGAAGTATTACTAATGCCCGTGATTATCATAAAGCTTTATTTGCTGCACAGCATGCAGATAAATTAGCAAATCATTTTTATGAGCAAGGCCGTGCCGACGCTATTAAAGATTCTGCTAAGACAGCTAAAAATATAAACATGGACCCTAGGCAAGAGTCTTCTACTATTACAACAAATAGTGGTGATAAAATTAGAGTTGTTTCTGGAGATTCCTCAGATAAATTGCGAATTAAATGGAAATAATAACTTAAAATCAAAACACAACTATGGCTTTTACAGCAGGAGTACCCGCTGCGTTGCAACCAACGCAAACTAAAACTTTGTACTCCGGAAATTACATTGATTTCACGGCAGCTGCCTTTGATCAATGGACACAACAATTTTTACCAGATGTGTACGAAAAAGAAGTTGAAAGATATGGAAACAGATCTATCGGTTCTTTCCTTCGTATGGTATCTGCTGAGATGCCTTCTACTTCAGATCAAATTATCTGGACTGAGCAAGGAAGACTGCATACTAGATATGCAAACGTAATCCCAAGAGGAAATGCAGGCGCAATGCCTGTTGCAGGTGGTGGACAAGCCGCTATTGGTGCAGCCGCTGCTTCAGGGGGAGTACTTAACTTTGAGGTGCCTACTGCGCAACCTTCAAGTTTAGGTGTTAGCCCAGCTACACAAACACAACAAGTAAACTTTAAAATTGGCCAAACAATTATGGTTCAAATTCAATCTACTGCTACTTCAGCAGTTGGTGGAACTGGTGCGGTTATTAAAGGAGTTTGTACTAACGTTGGTGTTGGTGGTGGTGGAACAGCAGGTGGACAAATGTTCCAAATTCAAGCTTATGAAGCTCATGCAGCAATTGCCGCTGCAGACAGGCTAACTGCTATAGCTTATGGATCTGAATTTGCTAAAGGTACTGGAAACTTTACTGATAGTTTAGACCCAGGTTATGCTACATTTACTAATGCACCTATCATTTTAAAAGAAAACTATCAAATCAATGGTTCTGACACTGCTCAGATTGGTTGGATTGAAGTTACTTCTGAAAATGGTGCTAGTGGATATTTATGGTACATTAAATCAGAGCATGAAGTAAGACTTCGTTGGGAGGACTACTTAGAAATGTCTATGGTTGAAGGTGTTAAATACACTGCAGGTGGAGCTGCAATTACTTTAGGTACTTTTGGAGGTAGCTTAGCTGCGCAAAATGCTAGAGGTACTGAAGGCTTCTTCTCTGCATTAGAATCAAGAGGAAATGTTTATCAAGGATTTGGTGGCCAAGCTGCTGCCGGTGCTGGTAATGGAAGTCTTACTGATTTTGACGCTGTACTTAAACAACTAGATAAACAAGGTTCAATTGAAGAAAACATGCTTTTCTTAAATAGAGAACTTTCTTTAGAAGTTGATGACATTCTTGCAATGCAAAATGGTAACTTCGCAGGCGCCGTGGGTGTCGCTAAGGGTACTTCTTATGGAGTATTTAATAATAGTGCAGATATGGCTCTTAATTTAGGCTTTACTGGATATAGAAGAGGATCTTATGACTTCTACAAAACTGACTGGAAATATCTTAATGACTGGTCAACTCGTGGAGGATTTGGTGATGTTGAAGGAGTATTAGTTCCTGCTGGAACTTCTACTGTTTATGATCAAAATCTTGGTCAAAACATCAAAAGACCTTTCCTTCATATTAGATATAGAGCTTCAGAAACTGAGAATAGAAAAAACAAATCTTGGATAACAGGATCTGTTGGAACTGATTCTCCAACTTCTGATATCGATATCATGAAAGTAAATTACTTAAGTGAAAGATGTCTTATCACTCAAGCTGCTAATAATTTCGTATTATTTAAAGCTTAATTTTTTAACTATAGGATACGGGCCCTTCGGGGCCTAGTATTCTTATTTTATATTATTTTATTATGACAACACAAACAAAACCTAAAAGTTCTGTAACAGAAACCGAAAAGAATTGGGTATATAAAGACAGAACTTATATATTAACAGGTGATAATGCACCTGTTTCTTATACAATACAAACTAAACACAATCCCAGAAAACCTTTAATGTGGTTTGATGAAGGATTGAAAAAAAATAGAGAAATAAGGTTAGCAAGTAACCAGCAATCACTTTTTGCTGATGAGCAAGAAGGATTTGTTACTTTAACTCACGTAATGTTTCAAGATGGAACTTTAAATGTACCTCGTTCAGAAGTTGCAATGCAAAAGCTGTTATCTTTGTATCATCCTATGAAAGATAAACTTTGGTTTGAAGTAGATATGGCTAAAAAAGCTGCAGATGAAATTGATATATTAGAATTTGAGCTTAAAGCATTAAACTTAGTTACTGAGCTAGATGTAGAACATTTAGAAGCTATTATGCGTACTGAATTAGGCGGTAGCGTAAGTTCTATGACCTCTAAAGAATTAAAAAGAGATGCTTATGCTTTTGCTAGAAAAAATCCTCAATTATTTATTGAAATTTCACAAGACGAGGATATTAAATTACGTAATTTAGCTAATAGAGCAGTTGAGCAAGGGATAATTAATTTAACAGAAGATAATACAGTATTTAAATTTGCTAATGGTAAAAAAATAATGACTGTTCCTTTCGATCAACATCCTTATGGTGCTTTAGCGCAATATTTTAAAACTGATGATGGGGTTGATTTAATGAAATCTCTCACTAAAAAGCTTACTTAAGCTTACTGGATATGAGGCAAGAAATTAGCCTCATATTCTCTAAATTATAACACTAACTAGATGATTAATATTAACAATGTATACCAAACTGTTCTTGTTTTAGCCAACAAAGATAATAGGGGATATATAACCCCAGATGAATTTAATCGAATGGCTGATCAAGCTCAAAACGAAATATTTGAAGGTTATTTTGGAAGAGAAACGGGATATGAATTAAATGTTGAAGTAGAAAGCGATTTTTCGGATCCTGTTAAAAATATAGCCGAGCGTATAAATTTATTTTATAAAAATGCTACACCTACTATTTCTAATGGTATTTTCCCATATCCTTCAGATTTAAGACAATTGGGAATAGTAACTGTAGATGATGTTGTGGCTGATAAAACAACTCATGAAGATATTAAATATGTTAATTTATCTCCTTTAACTTACCCGGTTAAAACACAACCAGTTTATACTATTAATCAAACAGGAGTAATAGTATATCCTACAACAGTAACTACTGGGGTAAAATTTGAGTATTTAAGTAATCCAGTTCGTCCAAAATGGGGCTATGCATTACAAGGAACTGTACCTTATTATGATTCAACTCAATTTGATCCTGCAACTGATAGTTATGATACTCCATCTAAATCATATAATTTTGGATTAAGTCCTGCAGAATTTCCTAAATTAGTTGCTACTATTTTAGGGTATGCTGGAATAACTATTAAACAAGCCGACGTAACAGGATTTGCACAAGGCAAAGAACAACAACTTCAAGCAACTGAACAATAATGGCAATATCAAGAAAACCTTTAGATGTAGATAATTATTCTGCATTAGATGGCGGTACTGGAACAGACATACCAGGAGCTTACCGTAGAACTAACTTAAATGATGTTATTAATAACTTTATAATAGCATATGTAGGGGATGATAAAGTATTAACTAAAGTTCCTAGATATGAAGTTGCATTTTGGGCACAAAAAGCAGTTCAAGAATTTAGCTATGACATTTTCCATTCTGAAAAAGCCATGGAAATTCAATTAAGTAATTTAAGACAAATGTCTTTACCTTCTGATTATGTAAACTATGTAAGAATCTCATATACAGATGCTTACGGTATTGAAAGAACTATTTTACCAAGCAATACTACACATGCTAATCAAGGAGTTGCACAAGACGAGGACTATAAGTATTTATATGATCAAGATGGAAACATTGTATATGCTGAAGAATCTGAAACTATAGAAAGATTCCAGACAGCTAGAGATAAAATAACTACGGAAGAAACATTAAATTATTATAATGGTTATTATACATTTGATAATTTTGGGTATTATGGAAGAAGATATGGCTTAACTCCAGAATTTCAAAATAAAAATGGAAGTTTTGTATTGGATTTAACTGCAGGGCAAATTTATTTTGATGCAACAATTCCTGAAAATACATATGTTACTTTAAGATATATATCTGATGGTTTAGGAAATAATGGGAATTTTGATAATGTATATGTTCCTAAAATGGCAGAAGATGCAGTAATGACTCTTATACTTTATAATCTATGTAAGGTAAGAAAAGCTGCTGGAGCGGCTGCGGGAATGTATAAAATAGAAGCTTATGCAAAAATGCGTAATGCTAAAATTAGATTATCTAATATGAAAATCCCAGAAATGACTAATATATTTAGGAATAAAG